AGAAGATGTCGTTGATCTTCAGGCCCGACCCTCGTCCCAACTTGCGAGGCACCCGCGTGATGGCGCCCAAGTCGTCGTTGATGATGTCCCGACGGTCGATCGACAGCATCAGGCCGTAGGTGTCGGCCTTGTTGGTGTAGTTCTCTTCGCCGAGCGTCCCGTGCTTCAATTCGCCACCGGGCGCGACCTGCTCGTACTGGTCCTTGCCCACGAGCCGGTAGCTGGTGACCGTCTTGAAGTCGGAGACGTTGCGCGTGGCGCAGATGTTGCGCCAGGTCCGCTCGACGGAGTAGAAACCGTCCAACAGGAACTTGTTGGCCACGTTGGAGAGAATCCCGCCAATGTCGACCGTGGAGAACCCGGCCTCGAGATGCGGCTGGAAGGCGAACCGCATCACGCGACGGGCGTCACGGAAGTTGCGGCCCGTGTAACCATTCGCCCAAGCCGCCTCCAGGAAGAGTTCCTGCAGGCCAATCCCGCCGCGGAACCGCCGGCCGACCACATCGAGCGTCGGACCGTCGAACAGCTTGTCAGCCTCCGGAAGCTTGGCCGTCAGCAGGCAGGCCGCTTCCAAGGTGGTGGCGTCGATCGTGTTGTCGTGAAAGTGCGCTGCCGGCGCTTTAGGGCGGCTCGCCCGCAGCACCTCCAAGGCGCACTTGTCCGGATTCCAGCCCTCGCGGATCGCCTGGGCCTCGATCTGGGCGTGCTGTCCGCCGCAGGCTTCGCGGATCTTGGCGATCCGGTTGGTCTCCGCGACAGCCTCGGCCCGGATCTCCGCCGAACTGGGATCGGCGTGCTGGGCCTCCGTCGTTTCCGGGGGCGTGGTGGTCGGCTTGCCGTTGCCATTGGCCGGTTCGGGAGCGGCGTCCGGCTTCGGATCGACCGTGGTTTCCGTATTCGTATTGGCGTTGTCAGCCATTTCCTGGTTCTCCTTGTCAAACTGTGAAGCCGAGGCTGCCACACGGGCGCTTGTCTCGCCGTCGGCGCCTAAATCCACGAAACTGATCTCGCCCAGCACGGCGCGGCGAATGACGTTCAGCGGCCCGACGAACTCCCGTCCGTTGACGATCGCTTTCTGTTTGTCCTTGACGAACTCGAACTCCTCGACTGCCGCACCGATGGACGCCTGCCACGGAAAGCCGTTGCGGGCCGAGACGACGATCTCCTTGGCGGCCATCGTGTCTCGGGACACCAGACCGGTTGCCAGTAGGCTTCCGTCTTCCACGCGGATCGCGTCGGTGTGCCCGACGCCACTGGCCATGTCGTGCCCGAAACGGATCGGCCGGCTCTGCGACGGGATCGAAAGGCCAGCCAGGTCAACAACCACGGGGAATCGCCAGCCGGCGATCCGCATCGGGCCACCCGTGTAGGCGACCATCGAGAACCGAGGCAGCTTGGGCTTTCCGTCGCCTTCGCCAGCCTCGGCCGCCTCGATGGTGATCGCACCGGGTTCGCAGACGAAATTCAGGTATCCGTCGCCTTGGACATCCGTCTGTTGTCCACATGCCGTGGGCGACCGGTGCGAGTCGTTGGTGTCAGGCAGCTTCTGTGGCATGTTCCTCGTCCTCCTCGTGTTCCGGTTCGTCGTCTGCGGAAGTCGCTGGCGCCGACTGGGCGAGCGGCAGCCCAAGCTCGCGCATTCGATTCACTTCTTTCGCACGCTGTTCGAGTTGCGTTTCCCAATCGAGACCGCGCCGGGCGTACTCGTCGGCCAGGGTTGCCGTGTGATTGGCCAGGCGTGTGGCCTGCGCGTTGGCTTCTTTCGCCGGGTCGACGTGCTCGTGGCCGTCCCAGAACCATTGGTGGGGCCACTCGGCGATAAGACCCGCTGGCAACAGGCCAGGGATGAGTACCGCCTCATCGAACCAGGCGGCCAGGATGCGATCGAGTACCGTCACTTCCAGGTGCGACTGCTCGACGCGAACGGCTTTGAAGTAGGTCTGGTGGTCCAGGCGGCCGGAGGCGTAGTTGTAGCCCGACGAGTTGCCGGCCGCGACGTTGAACGGCATGTTCAAGCAGCGGGCGATTTCGTTGAGGATTTCCTTCTTGAACTCGCCATAGGTGGTCGCCGGTTGTTCCGCTTTCACCTGGCCCATCTTCCAACCGCCCGGCATCGTCATCAGCGTGCCGCGTTCCAACTCGATCAAGTCCATGGGCTCGATCGAATCGGCTTCCCCGTTGGCCGGCGCATCGGTGTAGAGCACGCCACCGGGAAGGGCGGCGACCTCCGCAGCGGAAAGGACCGCCAGGGTGTAGCGGCGCAGTTGGGCAAATAGCGGCAAGGCGGGCGTGATGTCAGGGACACCGCGGGCCTGCCCGGCCCGATCTGAGCGATAGAAGTGGACCACCGATTCTGCCGGGATACGGTCGTAGCCGAGTTGCATGCCGGCCGACGAATCACCCGGGTGGCGTTTGAGCACGTGATAAGCGACTGGGTTTCCGGCCGCGTCGAACTCGATTCCGTCGACCTGTTCCGGCTTCAGCGGCAGCATGTTCGGTGTGGTGACTCGGTCGGCCTCGACCAACCGCACGTCGAGTTGCACGCTGCCGGGTAGTCGGGGATTGCTGGTAAGCACGGCGAACGCCTCGCCGTCCGAGGCACGCGCCATGCGCATCGTGCGGAGCTTCTCGGCCAAGCCAACGGCCTTCGACCAGCGAGCAAACTCCCGTTCGATCCGGCGATTGGCGTCGGCGTCCGAGGTCAGCAGTTGCAGACGAGGCCCCGTGCCGATCACGTCATGGGCCAACGTGAGCACGATGCCGCGGGCATAGCTGTTATTGGCAATCTCGTAGCGGGCACGGTTACGAAGAATGCGCCGGACCTCGGGGCTATTGGCCGCGTTGGCGGACAGACCGTCTGCAGCCGCCCAGTGCCGGCGGTTCTCATCCGTGGTCACGGCCGCGTCGTAGCGGGCACGGACGGCGCGCATGATCTGACCGGCCGACAACTCGCGTCGCGGCCGGATCGAGGGGACCAGATGTTTCAGCCAGCCAAACACGGTCATGCGGCCCCCGGTGGAATGACTCTGCCGAGGCGCACGCCGAGCCCCTTGGCCTTCGCGGCCTTCTTCGAGTTGAGATAGCGATCGGCGGCAATTTGGTCTTGCAGCTTATGCTGCTCGATGCTGCCGGAATCGCCGGCGGCCTTTGCTGGCCCCTCGGCGTTTTCGCGGATCGCGTCTTTCAGATCGTCGGACATTGCATAGATTCCAGGGGACACTCGTCCGGCCGAGAGGCCACCCGGCGAGGAGTCCACTTGCCCGCACCGGACTGACCGTCCCTTGGTTACCTATGCCGTTCTGAGATTGGCTCGCGCGCTACGGGAAGAAAATTCGAGAAGTTGTGCTACTTATAGCAATCTCGACTGGATAGCGGCTTGGAAGATGACTCGAACGTCACAATCCTGCGGCCGCAATGGCGGCACACCTTCCGACGGCGGATGCGGCCGTCACGAAGCGGTTCTGTGTGGGTTGTGTAGAAGTGCCGGCACCCGCAATTTGGGCATTCGATTCCTCGCGGCTCGGATTCGACGCTCGTCGGAGGGAGTTCCATCTACCGGTTCCTCCGCTGCAGGTCTGAGAGCTTGATCCGTGGGCGACGCGGTTGCGGCGCGGCCTCCGTACCGAACAGAATGGCACCCTGCATCGACGCCGCCACGGCGCAGCCGACCAGACAGTCCAGCCAGTGGTTGTCCGGCTTCTCGGGACGGATCTTCCATTCGTCGACGGTCCGGCCGCGACCCTCGGTCTTCACGTAATACTCTGCCGTGATGTGTTCGGCGAAGAGGCGGTGGTGCTCGGCCTCTTTGCCGAAAAGTGAAAGACAGCCACGATCGCCCATCGCCACAGCCAGCCGTGCGTGGACGAACGACTTCCACCAGTTAGTGTCGAAGATGACATGCCGGACGGCCCGCTTGCCGCGGACGTTCGGGATGCGCCAATTCAGGCCGACACGATCACCCTGCTTTCGCTTGTAGTCCGAGAACGGGATGCTCGACGCGCCGACGAAGCGGCCGTGACTCGGTGTGAGCACGGTGGCATGTCTGCTCTGGCGGCAGAACTGATAGACCACGTCCGTTGAGTTGCCCCAGTTGGCATCGATCAGACATCGCTCGATGCGAAGCGCCGCTCCGTCGTCGCGTTTCCATTCGCGGCCGAGGTATTCGTCGGTGAGCTTTTCCAGCCCCGCGTAGATCGAGCCCTCGAGCCCCGTGCCCGGCGCGGCGACGGCAAGCGTGTGGCGGGCATCACGCAGCGTGAAGTACGGCCGCTTTTGGTCCGGGTGGCTGCCGTAGTCCACCACGTAGCCAGTGAAATCGTCCTCCCATGCCGCCACGACGTAGTACAGCAACTTCTGCTGCACGTCGATGAACATGGTCAAGTGGTTGCAGGTTAGCGGGACGTCACGGCACACCATGCCGTTAGTCTTGGCGGCGACCTGGTCTGCCGTGAGCAGATCTTCGTCGACCGTCTCTTCCGGCAGCGGCTCGTTTTGGTATTCCGCGAAGAACGCCGCCTCGTCCTGCAACTTGAGGTCTATAGCGTGCTGGATAGCTGATAGTTCATCATGGTTGTATCGCTCCGGCCAGCTGCACTTTCCAACTTATGCACCTGTCTACGCGGCGGACGTTATGAGGCAGCGGATGAGGTGGAGGACTTTTCGCGGGAGTGACCAGACGGCGGTGAGCGTTGATAATTCATTT